TCACAGAGTATCGAATATTCTTGTCTACAAGTAGTGCATTTCATTTTTTAAGATTATTCATTACAAGTTGTTCAGCGTCTTGTTGTCTACGTTGTTTATCGAGTTCAACGGCTTTGGTAAACATTATCTCAACCAGCTCTGCCATGATTTTTTTTCCCGGATCTTTCAAATGAGAGTAATGTGTGCTAACTTCACTTACATAAGCATATTCATCATTTCTCACAGCACTCATCAACTGTGCGGCAAGTATTGAACCAATTTCTTTTTCAGTAAGCATATTATTTTTCATATCATCCTTTTTTAAGGAGCTCGACAAAGGCAATTTTTCCAAGCTCTTCTCCAAAGTTTTCGTCACTGGTGATAATGTGTAGGCTCGTATGATGTCTATCTGTTTTTTGATCGTAGTGACTAATTTCGACAATTTTGCCTCCCGAAGCATTGTATATTGTAAATCTTAAAGGCTCTGTTTCATTGCTCAATGTATGAATATGATTGTTGCCTCTGCCAAGAGAAGTAGCAGACATTTTTCTATCATACGGTGTTGGCTGTTCATCGGATGAAAAAATAAAGTTATGTAATTTATGTCGTAGCCAGTTTTTCATAGATAGTTTCGGTTCATGTAAAGGCCTTGATGTCCTTGTGTTTTACTATTATAACATAGTAATATTTTTTGTCAAACTTTATTGGCAAATCTAAATGCACACTAATACGTGGACCTTCTATGTCATTGATCTTTGTATCGTTGCCCACAGTACCAACAAATGGAATTTTATTCCATTTACCGATTACACGGTCACCGATATGCCAAGTTGGTTTATAACCAATGCGTTCAAAGTAATCAGTTTGATTACCCATATATATTTCTTATTTTGTCTGCCAGTGTAGTGTATCGTAGAAAACGACCATCATTTTCTACGATGTTAGCGCATTCAAGAACAATTAATTGTGCAAGTTTTTCAATGGCTTGTTGATCATAATGATCCATTTTATCCCAACATCCACTGGCAGTTAATCCTGCTTTATATAGTAGATCTTCCATTTTTTCGTTCATAGACGACCTCCTAGTTTAATTAATATCTGTAATGAATGCTAGTGCTTCTTTTATAGTGTCAAATTCAAAATCAAATTTTTGGAACTCGCTGACAATGTGAACTCTGCCGTCGCCTAAGTCGGTGATAACATAGTCCATGTGTTTATTAATCTCTCGTAGATACTCTATTGTATTATCCATTATAATTTTTCTCCTGCTTCAAATCCGCGGAAACGTAAAAATCTAGGAAATCTTAAACTATACGTTCCGTCTTGATTCTGTGTAATAGCATCTGCTCTTACCTCAACCACTGCTCCAAAAAGGTTATTACGATTATTCCAATAATCAATGCGGTCGTTATCAGTGAACCCACTACCGCAATTGACTTGAATATACCGCCCTCCGTCGTCTCCACCGCAGATGAGTGCGCCCAATCGTCCTTCATTTCGTCCTGTTCCTTCTTCGACACCTTGTACCTCCAGACTTACTTCAATAAAAGGCTTTAGTTTTAACCAAGCATGACTTCGCTTGCATTCATAAGGAGCACTAGGATCCTTAATCATAATGCCTTCATAGCCGCCTTCGATGGCTAACGCATTAATCTCTTTGTATTTACTCTGACCCGCCTTAGAGTCCAGGTCTACAAGTTCTTGTCCCACCATTGTCATATTAGGCAATGAATCTTGATGATGAAGCATAAACTCTGTTAAATGATTGCTACGGAATTCTTGTGTAGCGTTCCAAATACCCTTTTCAAAATGAACTAAAGGAATACAATCAAACAAATGTAATATAGCATCTTCTGCCTGTACATCACTTTTACGATGTACTTGTTTCATTAAGTCTTGGAAACTACTGCTCATAATCTCGCCGTCAAACACCCAAGGCTCTAACAATGTGTCTGCTATAGATACAAACTGTTCTGTTATGTGAGGAAAGTTGACAAACTCTTTGCCATTGCGACTAAACATATTGACACGACCATCAGGGTGTACAATAGTGATAACACGAACACCATCAAGTTTAACTTCGATAAATCTCTTCCCAGTGACCTTGCTTTCATGGTTAGCACTATCGTGAGCAAGCTGACAACCAAAAACAGGAATAGCATAATTAGCATATTTCTTCTCCACTACTTTGTTAATTGTTTTTTCGCTGAGACCGCATCGCAGATCTTTGATAAGGATACGACGATACCAATCATTCCATTGACTATTAGTGCAATTAGACATTAATTCGCTGATTGTATCTCGAGCAAGGTTGCCAGTGATACTGCGATTAACAAATCCAGTGAGTATAAGTGTAAATGAATCCCAATCGACTCCAGGACCATCTTTGCCTGTTCGTTCGGGAACTTGTTTAATACCAAATGTGATTGTGCTGTCTAAGGCAAGACGACAGCCATGAAAAAATTCATCGTTGCCTGCCTCTGCTTGAGCAAGGATGATTTGTTCTTTGTTAGTGCGAAGATTGTGATCTTCTAAATCACGAATAATAAAATAGCAAGGATCGGACATTTAGTCTCCAAAAAAATCTCTATGCTATATTATAACAGCATAGAGGTTGTATGTCAATTAATTAAAAAACAGTACCTTTAAACTGCTCGTAATCGTAGAATGCAACTAAAGTGTTATCTTTGAAGTAAACTGTGATACCACCTAAATCTTCTCGGGCATCCCAGTTTGTCTGTTCCAAAATAACATTGGTTGCACGTACCTCAAGCTCGTCCATGAGATCATCGCCTGTATCATCGTAACTTTGCAGGGCTTCTGCCTCATAATCTAAAGTGTATACTTCTGTGTTATTAATTTGTGCGCTTTGTGCATTAGTTAAAGTAGGCATAGTAACTCCTTTGTTGAACAAGTGTATATTATAACACAAAAGTGAATTTGTGTCAATTACTTTTTAGCACCGCTCCTAGCTGCCTCAAAAATACGCATGGCATCTTGCAAACGAAAGTTATCCTGACGATAATGCCAATCTTTTTTACGTTGTGCAGTATCTAATGCATCCATTAATGCATATTTGTCTTTTAAATTATTTGTTTGCATTAACAAAGAAGACATATCTATAATATCTAAAGCATATTCTACCCATTTATGGGTGCTATTAATTTTGTCTTTTTTGAGAAAAACTAATTTGCTTGAACCCGTTTTTGCATATTTTTGTTTGTAATTTGCTACATTCATAAAATACTCGCTTGTGTGGTACAAGCAAGTATTATACTATATTATTGAATTTGTGTCAATTATTCAAAGTGATGTTCTTGTGTCAGTTCGTGTCGTTTTCGATACAAAATTGTTAATTCATCTTTGAGTTTGAGTTTTTCTTTTTTAAGTGTTTCTACTTGAAACTCATCCCAACTTGTATGAGACGTAAGTTGTTCGATTTGTCTTGCTAATTGAGTATGTCTGTTATCCACAGTTCTGATATGATGTTCGAGTGAATCGATGTCCATTGCAGTCTCCTAAAAACTGTCATAGTTGACAATATATATTTAAGTGTGTATAATAGTTTTTACGCCTATTTGGCCGATAAGATTAAATAAAAATATGAGCGATACATTAATTTTGAACAGCGATGGTAGTCCATTATCCATGCTGCCGCCCAGTGTCGTTGATTGGACCATGGCCATTAAACTTGTTTTTTTAAACAAAGTATCTGTGATCAAAGAGCACGATGACTGGGTAGTCCACAGTCAAAAACTAGCAATACCCGTGCCTAGTATCATAATGACTAAACGTTATGTACGACCAAAACACAAAGTATTGTTTAACCGTAAAATGGTTTATCTACGCGACAACTATACTTGTCAGTACTGCGGAGACCAGTTTCAAGCCAAAGACTTGACGCTAGATCATGTCACGCCTAAAAGTAAGGGCGGCAACAGTTCATGGAGCAATCTAGTTACTTGCTGTGGTACTTGTAATTGGCTCAAAGGTGCCAAAGTAATTGAGCCCATGATTAAACCCAAAGAACCCAGCTATTGGCAAATGGTTAAAGTTGTTAAACAACATAATCCCTATCAAATGCGTGATCCGGCATGGGCAGAATACTTGGGCTACGATAGTAAGCTAACGGCAACAGGATAACAAAAGGCACTATGTGCCTTTTTCATTGATTTATTATCTACATACATTATTTCATAATAAATACATGTATGAGAAAATTCAAAGGTTATAGTACTGTTGATAAAACATGGGGAAACTTCAAACTCTATGATATAGACCTCGCCAAGCGTGATTTGCTCAACGAGTTGTATACTCGCAAGGGAGAGCGTTTGATGAGTCCTCAGTTTGGCAGCATAGTATGGGATTTACTGTTTGATCCTTTGACAGACGAAATCATAGATGCTATCAGAGCAGATTGTCTACGTATTGTAACTAAAGATCCTAGATTAGATTTATTAAATTTAGATGTAGTAGACAATGAGCATACTATTATAGTGTCAATTATATTGAGATATGTTCCAACAGCCACAGAAACAGAATTAGTAGCGGTGTTTAACAGAAACTTGACCGCAGAACGAGAAATTGGATAAAAGGATAAACTATGCCAAAGGCAATTAGACAAGAAAACTTATACGGAGCAGAAGACTGGACAGTAGTATATTCTAGTTTTAAAAACGCAGAGTTCCGTAGTTATGACTTCGACACGTTGCGTCAGTCAATGATTGATTATGTTCAATTTAATTATCCTGAAGAGTTCAACGACTATACACAGAACAGCGAGTTTATCGCCTTAGTTGACTTAGTAGCGTATGTAGGTCAGAACCTAGCATTCCGTATGGACTTGAATGCCAGAGAAAACATTTTAGACACAGCAGAAAAGCGTGAAAGTGTATTACGTATTGCACGTATGCTTAGTTACAAGCCAAAACGTGTTCGTCCTGCACAGGGTTTTATGAAGGTTGTAGCAGTTAATACTTCTGAACAAATTTTGGACAGCAGTGGTGTAAATTTATCCAATAAGACAATTATGTGGGGCGCCGATCCCAGCGAATTAGAATACGAGCGTTTTACAAAAGTAATGAATGCTTCATTTAATTCCAACAATCAATTTGGCACTCCTGTAAAGCGTAGCACAAACACAGACACTGGTAACTTATTTGAAATATATAATTTTAATAACCTTGGCACAGAATTGCTAACAAATTATGCTATCAGTAGTAACGTTGACGGGTTAAATTTAAATTTTGATATACTACCTATTGATATCAGCACAGATGGTACGCTAACACAATCCGAGCCTAACTTAGATAGTGCATTTAGTATTATGTATAGAAATGATGGCAAGGGCGTTGGCAGCACTAAAACAGGATTTTTCTTTTTAGCCAAGCAGGGATCATTGGTTAGTACTATACAGCAGATTTTCAGTCCCACAGCTAATTTAACTATAGACATTCCTAACACAGGAAACATCAGCGAAGAAGATTTTTATGTTCAGTCAATAGATGACACTGGAGCAATATTAAAATCTTGGAAGAAAGTCAGTGACTTGAACTTTTCTAATATTGTATTAAATGAATACAGCGGCAGCGAAAACAATTTGTATGAAGTTATCTACAGCGATGCTGACATTACAAGTATTAAGTTTGGTGATGGCTCATTTACAAATGTGCCAACAGGACAAATAAAAGTTTGGTATCGTATTGCAGAAAATGATTTTGTTAGAATTAAAGCAGGAGAAATTACTAATATTACATTTAACATTGGTTACACAAATGCAAATAATCAAAGTCAAACGTTGACACTGACATTAGAATTACAAGATAACATGATCACTGGATTGCCCAGTGAAACAGTTGATGAAATTAAACGTAATGCACCCGAAGCATTCTATAGTAAAAATAGAATGGTCACCGGTGATGACTATAACGGCTTTTTGCCCACATTAAACAACGACGTGTTGATTATGAAAACCGAAAACCGTACATTCAGTGGACACAGTCGTTACGTGGATTTAAGCGATCCCACTGGCAAGAGTCGTCCACTAATTGAATTTGGTGATGATGGTTATATGTATAAAAGCGACTCTATTAAAAATACCTACATTGCAGATGATGCTTCTAGACGCAGTGTTGATTTGTTAGACGAGTACATAGAAAAACAATTAACAGATGTTGGACTTTTAAACTTTTATTATGGTAAATTAAACCTAGAAGGTATAACTGGAACTGCAAGTACAAAATATTTCCCCAGTGTTAAATTAGAAAAAACAATTTATTACGCAACTACTACTATTGATATTGATGCAACATCTACTATTATAACTATTCCAGTTGCAAGCCTTAACACTCTCAATGCCTACGACAATTTTGATATAGATGGCGGCATGTTACAAATTGATGATGAATTGTTTACATACCGTGGAATTACTGGTAACACATTTACTGGAGTGTTAAGAGCGCAACAATATGATCCAAACAATTTAACTGATCCGGCAAATATAGCAAGAAAGCCGGTCGCTCATGCAACAGGATCCAGAGCATATAAGGTT